AATCTTTGATTGTAATTTCTGAATTTGAGTCGTAAATTAAACGACCTGAAATTGATAGTATTTTCATGTTTTTGATTAAGTTGTATGCAAGTATAAATATTTATTTGCAAGTAAACAAAATTATTTATCTAACGGTCGTTAATTTTTCAAACGTTTCAAACTTATTGAAATTCTCTGTTAAATCGAACTCTTGGCCTTGCTTAGTCTTTGCCTGAATCCATTTACCTTTTAGCTTTACTTCTTTGCGCTCAATGGCTTTGTAAACCTCCAAAATGCTGCCATCGTGTTTGTTTCGGTATTGGCCTAGAATCATGGGAATTTGGCTATTTTGCTCACCCGTTCATAGCTCGCATTAATCCTGTCAATCGTTTCTTGTGGAATTTTCTTTTTCAAATTTCCCGCTACCTTTCTTTCAAATTCCCGTGCATCCTTACCGTGCAAAATCGGGGTTTCTTTAATTTGTCGTGCCATAGGTTTGTTCGTAGTATTGTTCAAATGTTTTGTATGTTCCCTGCGCTCTAGTTGCAAATTCAAAAGGATCATCTGTTTTCATATCTTGAGCACAATAATCTAAATAAGCATTATGCCCTGCTATGTATGCCAACTCTAATTGACGCTTTGACATCTTAATTGACTCGTCTATTATTTCCATGCAACGAACCTTATAGTAATCGTTTGAAATTTTGTTATTGTTCAACGCGATTGTACGTAGGCTAATTTGGTAGATTTGCCATTCTGCCGCCGTTTGTTTTTTCTCATTCCCCATTTTCTTGTCGTTTATAATATTTATCTAAAATTCTATTTGTTATTTCTGCTTGCTTTGTAAAGTCAATTGTTCCTTTGTTCTTGAATGCTTCTTCGGCATTTTTAACAAACCTCTTTGCTACTTTGCCCTTTAGCGTTGGGCAACTTCTTATTTCTAGTGCCATAGTCTTAATTTAAAACTTAATAAATGTAAGCCAATGAGTTTTTGCCTGTTTACCTGATTTGTGGCCTATTAAAGGTTTATAATTAATAGCATTTAATATTTCAGATACTTTAATTTGGTCTTCATTCCATTTAAAAATCAAAATACCATTTGGCTCTAGAACTCTCATGCATTCATCAAAACCCATTTTCAAATCTAACTTCCATGTTTTATTTAATATGCCATATTTTTTACCCATCCAACTACCTTGTCCAAGATGTTTTAAATGCGGATGGTCAAAAACTACTAGCTTGAAAATATTATCACCAAATGGCATGTTTCTAAAGTCCATTTGCAAATCTGGCTTTATGTTTAATTCCCTTCCATCACAAAGTATATGGCTTTCATTCCTTATATCAGCAAAAAGAACATTAGGATTTTTTTTGTCAAACCAAAACATTCTACTTCCACAGCAAGCATCCAAAATTGTTTTCCCTTCTAAATTTCCCATTTTCTTGTCGTTTATAATATTTTGCTTTATTTATTTGGTATTTTACCAAATTTCTTTTCTAGCCAGTTTTGCAAATCTGCATCACTAACCATTGATAGTCTTTCCTCTAATAATTCTTTGCCTCTACTTTCATAAAGATTTTTTCTTTCCTCTGAAAGCAAATAATTTCCAAAGCTTACTAAGTCGGATAATTCGAATAATTGTCTCATAATTATTATTGTTTATTTATATTTGCAAATAAGTTCATCTTTCAGTTGAAAGAAGGAAATCGAGAATGGCATAGTCAAGATACTGTGCCTTTTTTGTATATTAAATCCCACCTCAAATACTTTATTAATTCTTCTAATGCTATTTCATATGTTCTAAAATAAAATGGACTATCTGGCAATCCTGAATAAGAAATAACATGAACCCATTTATTTTTCCAAAATGTTTTTTCTAACGTTTCAACGACATAACCTTTTTTGGTTTTTCTAATTCGTAATTCCAAATTTTCCATATTCATATCATTTCCCCGTTTTCATCCAAAGTACATCCATTTTCTGCCATTTCAGTAATCCAAAGTTTGTAGGTTTCGGACTTTGCTAAGTCAATGTCATTGTTACACAAAGCTAAAATTTCTCGCTTTCTTGAGCCTGTAAAAGGTATCAATTTATGTTCATTAGCCACATCATAAAGAAAATTCAATCCTCCTGCCCATTGATAAACACTCTCTTTATTTTCAGCCTCTGTAACCTTTCTAACATAGGAATTTGCAATAGATATCGCCTCCACTTTCATTTCTGTTTCCGTTGGCTTTGGTTTTCCAGGCTCTACCTTCTTAGCCAAATTAACCTTTGAAAGCAATTTATTCCTTTCATCTTCCATGTACCGCTTACCCCATATTACCCAATTAGAAGGATTAAAAAATACAAATGAATCATTACCAAGGTAATCGCCAGAAAGCCCCTTATTCGTAAAGTATAGTATCTCCTCACGGCTTAATGAATTGAACTTATCAAGGTTCTCCTCTATCTTGGATTGTAATACCTCGCTATCTTCTCCATTTACATTCGTTCTAAGCATTCTTCCAGCCTCCAAACATATCTCATTTGCCAAAGCAAGCTTTGAAATAGCGTTGTAGGTTACCAATTTAGGCATCAAGCTATTATCATAAACTTTCTTTTCGCTTGGTGTCAAAGATGAATATTCAAAAATTACAGGCTCATAAGCCTTAATTTCGGTTCTAGGATTGGTTGAAACTATTTCCATATTTATCTGGATTTTCTAAAATTCGTTTTTCTGTTGCTCTTAATAATGCTTCCTTCGCCTGCTGGTCTTTGCTGATTGATTGCGTAGGCTGTTGTCTTGGTATTGATGATTGATTTTGTTTTTCAAGTTCAACCCGTTTCAACTCTAAATAATCTTCATCCCTACCATTTTTTAAAAATTTATTGATAAAAACTACTGGGGCAGATGCTTGCCTCCACTTTGCAACTTGCAAATAATTAAGATATTCGCCCAAATATCCAAAGAAATTTTCGCGCGCCCCCAGTTTGATTTTTTTAAAAGCAATTAAAGATTTTGCTTTACCAGTTTTTAAAGGATAAGATTCGTAAAAAAATTCGAAAGCCTTTATTACTTCTCTTTCTTCTTCATCTTCTAATTCAACTTCTTCTTCTTTTTCATATTCTTCTTTCCGAACTGTTCCGAATGCTTTGCAAAGGGTTTCGAACCCTTCCGAATCCTTTGGTAATTCTATCAAATTATCCATCTTTAAAAATACAGGAAGTTCGTTATATGCCTCAATAGCCGACTTTTTCATGTTAAAATTAAAATTCTGATGCTTCAAGAAATTAACTAAAATAACATGGTTATTTAAATATCTAACTTTACCAATGGTTTCGAACCGTTCCAAAGCCTTTCGAACTATTTCAATAGAAATACCCGTTTCAAACGAAATCTTCTTAATGCTGGCTTCGTAAATACCAAGCATATTTGTTTTTTCATTTGTAATCAGATATAAAAAAAGTAGCTTTTCATGCGGTGTGCATTCCTCAATAAATGGATCACTCCAGAATGCAGTTGATATACTTCTAAGTTTTGCCATAACTATTCAAAAGGTTCAAAGTCGGAGGCGATAAAAAAGTCACCAACAGCCGAACTGTTAACTTGATTCGCCCCTAGAACAAATACGTTACCATGTGTCTTTGAAGGGTGTATGTAATTTACATACAAAAATCCTTGATTATTCTTAATGGCATTACTCCATTCAGTACTTTTAGCCAATTCCCTAGCATAAGATTTACTATGAGGCACAACTTTCATTCCTAATTTTACATCTTGATTTTCCATAATTTTTAGATAAAAAAATAGCCCCCAATACGTCGCAGTGTAAAGGGGGCTTGGTTGTTGAAAACCTCGGATTAATTACCTATTGACTGCGACACCAATAGCTAATTTTATAATGCAATATAACTACTTAAATAATTAAAATCAAATTATTTTTCGTTATTTGAAACACCTCTTATGCCTTTTAAGGTAATTAACGTACAAACTGTTCCATCATCAAAACGTTTTGTTTCAGCCTCGGTATCAATCAATTTTTGATTGATTAGCATTTGTATTAATTCACGTATAAATGCTGTTTCCAAGATAAATTGCTCCATTTCTTTTGCGTCTGGTTGTTCTTTCTTATGCTGGAGTTCCCATCTATTTTCAAACCAAAAATCTTTTCTTAAATCTTCATCATGGATAAATGAAAACTTATACGTTAAAATATTTTCTATTTCTTCATAGGTTATATGTGCCATATTGCTATTATTTAGATGATTTACAAATCCTTTTCTCAAAAATTCCTTTGTATTGTGGAAAAACCTGCTCAAACTTTCTAGCCATTTCTGCCGTATAGTTATTATTGCATTTAAATTCAGTTAATTTCCTGAACTTTGCCTCGTAGCGGATGCGCTCAAATATCATTTTTGCACCTAAACGCTTTGAACCATTATTAATAAGCTCAAAGGCATACTTTTGAAAGTAATCCCAAACCTGCGGATTTTCTTTGATGTATTGGTTGATTGGTTTAATCATGGCTTTTAAGGATTTACGGCATTATTAGTATAAAGCTGTTCGTATTTGTTTAGCTCAATGTAATACTTCCCATCACGGCTCTGCTTGATATCAAGATTGACATATCCAGCGTTATTTTTGTTCTGTTCGATAAATTCTATCGCCTCTGCTGATTTGATTGAAATTTGACCAACTACAAAGTTTGGTGCTGTGGCTGGTTTTTTGAAATAAAAACCCTTTGCAAAAATTTTGTTATTATCTGACATGATTAATTTGATTTAGATTCGTGAAGCCTCAAAACTTTTGAATGCTCCGCTTTATTTTTAAAAATAAACTCTCTTGCTTTTTGTTCGGATAGGTGGCTATTAATTGCCCCTTCAATGTGGGAAAATTCCCCAAGTTCTCGCTTACGTTGAAGAATATCGAATGCCGTATCTTCATTCCAGTTATGCTCAATTGCGTAAAGATTGTAACCTTTGGCTGTGATGCCATCCAAATGCGCTGTATCGGTAGCGTGTAATATTTTAGTTCCATTCTTGAATATCCTGAAACCGTAATTTTTCACATTATGATATAAAACAACTGGCGAAACTTGAAATTGTCCGTAATCGTACATTTTGCCATGCTCTAAAATATCTAGGTTTTTGATGCCTTCTAATTTATGAGCTAAAAAATCTCCGCAGGCAAATCGTAATGCTGGCCGTTCAAATGCTAATCGTTTAATCGTTGCTACGTTGATATGGTCTCCATGCTCGTGGCTTATTAAAGCAATTTGCAAATCTTTAATATAAGGCTCGATTTTGGAGTAGGGAACTCCTACGTCTACCATAATAGATTTATGATAAATTACGCAGTTCCCTGTGCTCCCAGTTGCAATTACGTTATACATTAGATTTGTACCTTTTCAGCCTCAAATAATTCCGCAGATGTAGCCTGTGGCTCTTTTGGTTCGTCTTGTTGAATTACAATTGGCTCAACCGTTCCACGTTTTGCGGGTGTAACATCTTCATAACTTCCATTTTCTTCTGATGAATCAATTTCAAAAGCTTTCTGCATTTCGGTAGATAAAACTCCATAAGTCCCAAGTAGCCCCTTTAATACGGTTTTAATGGCCATCTTAGGGCGTGCATCTGTATCGCTCCACTTGCTTACACGTTTGCCGTATTGCTTATCACTTTGGTACATTTTGCTAAAACGCAAAGCGTGTTTTTCAATTTCGGCTTCACTCATGTAAAGTGAGGCTGTAAACCCATTTTTAAGCTCTAAAAATGCCACATATCCAACAATTGCACCGTCTGGATTATCCCCAGTAAATTTAATTTCTCCAGTGATTTTGTTACGTGATAATTCGCCTTCTCTTACTTCGGTAGCATTTAGGTATTTATATTGCCCTGAACGCAAAGCCAATTGAATAAGACCTTTATATCCTATTTGGAATGAGGGAATTCCTTTGTAGGGAATAATGTATGCATAACCTAAATTCTTGTTTAATGGCAAATTTAATGCTGTCGCATTCATTGCGCACATCATTAAACGGTGTGGCTCGCATTCTGCCAGGTTCGAATCCCCATCACAAAGAGCCAATAAATTAGATACAAATTCTTTCTTGTTGTCCTGCAAGTTGTCCGCTAAGAACTTTTGAGTGTTTGGGAAATTAAGAAAATTTCCAATAGACATTTTTTGGGGTGCTTGTGCTACCTGTGTCATGTTTTTGAATTGATTAAGTTGTTAAATATTCTTGTAAATAATGCCGTTTGCTCTCATGTATTCGCCTAAGCCTCTTAGCTGTGTCATAGTTGCTTCAACCTCAAACGATGCCTTTTTTAATGGCTCTTGTACTATTGGCTGTGTAACTGTTGGGGCTTGTATTGGTGCGACTACTGGTGGTGCAATCGGTGTGCCTGATGCTTGACTTTGTTCCAACTTTTTGGCCTCTGAAATCACAGCTTCAACACTTGCAAATTTAGCGATAAATTCATCATTTGAAAGGTTTTGAACATCGTCTTTAGTGATATAAGTATCTGGATTATACTCATAGGCTGATGTAATTTCTGACCATTTTAATCCCAATTGAATGCAAGCATTTTGACGCTTTAAAGTGGCATCCGCTTTAATTCTTTGCGCCTCTTTTGCCTCGGCATCTTTGCGCTCTTTGACTTTTACAATAGATTGCGAAACATTCAATGTAGCCTTGTACTCGGTTAAAATTTCGGCCTCAAAATCAGTAGTTTTGATCAAAGCCAAATCATCCTGAACTTTAGCTATAAACTCATTAACCTGCTCCTTGTATTTCTTTTCAGAAATGGTCAAATTAATATCAAGTCCTAGATTTTCAAACTTGATAAAGTCGATTTTTTCGCTGATACAAAGCTCGTTAAAATAAGCCTCCACAGCATTACTTTTGTCAGTCTTAATTTTGTCCTCAAAAGATGCAATTTTATCTTTTAAGGTATCGATACCGGCCTTGTACTTTTCGGAAATTTCAACTTTATAGATTGCCTCAAATTCTAAATAAGGATTATTTACCCCTTCTTTAATGACTTTGCGTTGGCCTTCAAAATCAGCTAATTCCTTATTCAATTCAGCTCTTAAGCTTTTAAGCGTTTGGATGGTTTCCGATGTGGCCACCTGATTTTCTAAATTCAATTCCGATAATCGGCCTGTAACTTTTGCCCCAATTTCTTGCAATTTGTGCTTAATAACGGGCTTTTGGGTTAATTCGATTTGATTGCTCATGTTTAAAATTTTGATTTTTTAACGATTGTTTTCTCTTTTTACTTTTTCAAATTCCACAAATAAGGCTGGAATATCTTTGCCCCGATAAATTGTAGATTGAACATTCGATGCCGTCCATTTTCTAGCGATTGGAGGCAATACGTTTTTGGCATTCAGGTTTTCCGCAACCTTGGCGAAAATAACCCGTAAAGGTGTTTTTTTAGACATTAAAGTAATTGATTGATTTTTTCTTGAACTTTTTTAAATTCTGCCTCAAATTCTTCTTTGGTAATATTTTCTTCAAGCATCCATTGATTTGGGAAATGACTAGAAACTTCGATACCATAAGAAAATGGATATGAATCTATTTTGATGCCATTATTTTCTTTTTCGAAAAAGCAAAAAGTGTTATCATTTACTTTGACATAAATAGGAAATTCTAAATCAATTTCAATTTGCTCATGAATTGTAATTTTTAGCTTTGCCATGTTTTTATTGATTAAGTTGTTAAAAAAGCCAAAGAATCCGCTTTGGCTCGGTGTTGTTTTATTTTGCAATTGCTAATATAAAAGAACCGCAAGAATTGTAAACCTTGATGCCTACAAATTTTTCATTTTCGAATGAACTAAAATGATCTCTTGATCCTCCTACGAACCAAGCACCTTGAACATTAAGGTTTTGTTTTTTAAGCCATTCTTTCGGCTCTTCTAAAGCTGGCTCAAATTCTGATTTACAACTTTCTACGCAATCGGTCATGCCGCTGAAACGACTTTCAGTAGAAATCAATAAGTTTTGACGATTCTTATTAACAAAACTTTTTACCGTAGATAGTGTAATTTTTTTCATGTTTTTAGAATTTTGAGTTGTTTTACCGTTATTGGTATGACAAAGATACAAATTATTTGCAGTTAAACAAATGCAAGCAAACAAATAATTTGATTATTTATCTAACGGTCAATTTTGGCAAACAAAAAAGACGGAATCTATTAGAAACCGTCTTTTCGAACTTAATTTAACCAAAAATAACCTATTCGCTATGCGCTAAATTAAACAAAAATCCCCAATAGTATGACTAAAGGGGATTTACGAAAACAATTCTTCAATGTCAAAAAACATGAACTCAAATGTACTTAATATTTTGGATAAACCTTTCTCCCTTTCACGATTTTAGCCTTTCTTATTTCGCCCCTCTGCTTTGCCCCCTCGGTAGTATTAAACGAAACATGAACCCATGACGGATTATTTTCGTCGCCAAATTCCCAGATAAGTTGGTCGAATTTTAGGTTTTTCCTGATAAATTCGAATACATCCTTATTGGTCACACCGTCGTCGGATCCGTCCATGTCAATATCGCCCGCTTCGCCTTTTTCGTGCTGCGAACCCAACTCCCCTCTTATTGCCTCGTTCAATTTTCGACAACGAAACATACTTGATAAGTAGATGGGTACGCCAAAATGGTTTCTTATCGGTTCGAAAATATTATTTGCCCAAACAATCATATTGTTGGTTATTTCTGCGGACGGACTATTATCTATTCCGTTACGCTTGGCCGCATCGGAACGAATACATTCGGCCAATGTTAAATGTTCACTTATTTTCATGGCTTAAATTTAAAATAAATCCATCCTAAATTTGAAATGATGCCAAACACAATAGAAGCAATCAACCACCATAGCCATTTTGATTCATTCTTTTGCGCTTGGGCTTTCCATTCTTGGGTCGCTTGGTCTTTTGCTGTTGTGGCACCATATAATCTAGCTACGGTCAAATTTCGGGCTTGCAGGCTATCAGTCAAAATCTTTTCCTTTTGCCTATCCGTTACCGTTACCTTGATGTACTCAGGCTTGCAAATAGGTATTTTGATTTTTGAATATTGATTTGCCGCATCCTGAAAGCCTTTTTTATAGTAAAAACCCATCAGATCGGGCAAAGTGTCCTTTTTGATGTATGTAAAATCAAATGCTTTTATTCTAGCATTTACATAATCTTCCAAGGATACACTATCAATTTGAGCTTGAATAAATTGAATCGTGCTATCATTTGAGCACGGGAAGCGTTCTAATTCATTTAGAAATACCTCATGCCTAGCGTCGGCATTTATCAATACTCTTTGTTTGGCTCGGTTTAGCTTTGATTGCGAACTACATCCGTTCAGTCCAATGATGCCAATAATGGCTATCAGGATTAAAAGTATTATCATTAGTAATTTATAAATCTGTCTCATAGGTATAAAATTTAAAAGGGATAAGTTATGCACCTTACCCCCTTTTGTTTAGATTATTTGCCTGTTACACCGCTGTCTTTGGCTAATATTAAGCCAATGGATGTTAAGGCTGCTGTAATTGCCCCCGCCTGTTCTGCGGTGATCCAATTTAAGGCTGTAGCCGCTGCAATTAATCCTATGGCTAAACCTGCCACGGTTGTTTTCCAGTTTTTCATGGTGTTTTATTTATGTGAACTTATTATTTTGCTTTGTCTTTAGCCTCTTGCTCCTCCATTTCCTTCACAAATGAATTGTTTTTAATTGCAAAGGTCATAATTCGAAGTAAGGGCTTAATAATGTATAAGGCCATTGGGCTACGCTTGTCAATAGCATACAAATTTTCTAAAATAGATGTTATTTCAATGAATACAATAAAAAACAAAAGACCATCATTAAGATAGCCCAAAAATGGGGCAATAGCTTTCATATCACTATCTCCCTGATTAACCGATAAATATTTCAAAACGATACTAACACATAAAGCCCCTCCGTATTGTATAAACTTAACCACGGTCTTTCGGTATCCTTCCGATGTTCTGGCTCTATTTTGTATGGCCGCTTTAAGTATTCCAGACACAAAGTCAAGGATGATAGTTACCCCCATAACGACTAACAGCGTACCCGTTGGAAGAAAATTTAAGTTTATGTTTAACAGAGCTACGCTGCCAACGATTAAAATAGGCTTCATTTTTTAGTATCAATTTTTTTATAGAACGGTTTTATTTTGGACAAAATTTGTCCTTTTACTTTTTGTTTTTAAATGTTTCTACTGAATCCAATTTGGCCGTAGCCTGTATGCTTTTTTGCAAACTATCAATTGACTTGACAATATAAACCGCCTGATTGTGGGGTAAATTGCTTTGGTCAATAATAACCTTAATTTGGTTCAAATTTTGCCAATGATAGTTTAAATTTGGCTCGGTCATTTTCACGACTACAAATTTTTCTACTATGGCTACGGCAAAAGCAAACGAAAATAATCCGAATGATAACGCCATTAATGCGGGTAAAATGCCACTTTTTTTCATAATAATTACTTGATTTTAGATTTTAATTGGTCAATTTGTTTTTGTTGGTCTTTAATTGCTTGCACTAAAATAGGAACTATCTTTGAATAATCCACGCTTTGAAAATTTTCTCCATCTTTTATGCCTGTTACTGCGTAAGGGACAATTTCTTGTAATTCGTGGGCTTTTACTCCGTATGACCGTTCATCATTTATTTTCCAAGCATAATCGTAAACATTGATTTTATTTACAAGGCTTATTCCATCAAATTGCTTGAAGTCCTTTTTTAAACGGTAATCGGACGTTGTATTGTATGCAGTAGATGAACCGCTAGTAGTTATACTTCCTACGGTTGTGCCTGACAATCTAAATACTAAATTGTCTTTTGTGCCACCTGCTGCACTTTGATTAAAAATTAATCTTGCTGCATCAGCCGTAATTTTGTTGAATGTAATTGAATTGTCGGCTAAGGCCGTTGCATTCCCAAAATAAACATAAGTCCCATCATCGTATAATAATGAATTACCTAATGTTGTTCCTGTGGCAAATTTAGGCATATTATTAGCCGTACCACTACCTCCAATACCACTAGATAAAGCCACGCCATTCACTTTGTAAGTTCCTGTAATATCGAAGTCCCCACCAACGGTTAAAGTCGCTCTACGTGCATTGTTTGCTCCTAATTGCAAATCCCCGTTTCGTTTATTGAAGATGTAGGCTACATCCCCGTCCATAGCCAATGATAGCCCATCATACGTGCCGTTGGTAGAGCTTGTAGATTGTAAAATAAGTTCAGCCCCTGCACTACTTCCTCTAATTACCATCCCTTGTCGGCCTGTGAATAATGTTGGCGAAGTTGTTCCTAGTCCTAAAACCGAGCTGCCAGCATCGTATAAACCTGAATTATCAACGGTACTTGTCCCCGTTGCTTTTGTTATATATCCACTTGCCAAAGTTCCTGTTATTCCCCCTGTCGAAATTGGTACACCATTGACCAAATAAGCCCCCGTAATATCAAAATCGCCATTTGTTTTTACTGTAGCCTTTACAGCGTTATTTGCACCCAATTGTAAATTGCCGTTTCGCTTGTTGTATAAATACGCTATGTCCGCATCAATGGCCATTGAAAAACCATCATAAGTGCCGTTGGTGGAATTTGTAGATTGCAATACCAATTCCGCACCCGTTGAGCCTCCACGAATGACCATACCTTGACGACTTGTTGCAATCAATGGGCTGGTAGTTCCAATGCCCAATACATTACTGCCAGCATCGTATATGGCAGAATTACCCACCGCACTAGATGAACTCCATTTGGTTAAGTAATTGGCTGTTCCAGTGCCTGTTACGGGGTTGGTTAAAGTAGAAACCGAACCATCGGCCATTAAATATTGACTTGATGTACCGCCTATCTTGACAAATGAATTTGCATTTAATGTCGAAGAAAAATACCCCGTTCCTGTAACTTCTAGTTTATAGGTATTATTTGTATTCCCAATTGAAATATTACCAGTTGAATTAATACGCATTTTCTCGGTAGATCCAGCTCCAAACTTTATGGCATTTTCTGAATATAACGCCATATCATTTGTACCATCACCAAATGCCCAGTTACCAGTTCCTAACCCGCCTCTGAAAGTAGAAGAAGTTAAAACCCTAAGAATGCCTCCATCATAATAGCTTGCCGTTACACTACTCGAAAACGTGGCTGCACCTGATGCCCTTAACGTACCATTCACATCAAGTTTGTAGCCTGCATCTGTGGTTGTTCCTATTAATACATTATTGCCTCCATTATTTAATGTTAATGCTCCTGTGGATGAACTAATTAATAAACCGCCTGAATATCCAGCAACAAAACCCCTTAATGTGCCCGAATCTGCTAAATATAAGGGTGCGTATCCAGCACCATCTATTGTAAGTCCAACTCCTAATAATGTCTGCAAAGCGGATGTATTAATTCCAATACCACTCCCATTGTCATAAATAGAGCTATTTCCAAGCGTACTTGTTCCTGTAGCTTTTGGAATATATCCGCTTGTAAGGCTTAATAATGGTTGATAAGTACTTGCAGCACTCGATGTGGTTAAATACGTGCTATTGTCGTAACTTATTGTTGTGCCCGAAATTTTAACAAATCCTGTGCCACTTAAAGCATTTTGTTTACCATTAAATGTAGACCAATCGGCACTTGATAAAACCCCTCGATTTGTAGCGGAGGCCGTTGGAACATTCAAGGTAATTACGGGCGTGGTTGTTCCATTTGCTACCGTACTGCTCAAATCTGTGCCCGTTGTTCCCAAGGTTAAAGCTGCTACACTTGTTACCGTTCCCGAACCTGTACCCGTTGCAGTCCATGCCGAACCATTGTAATAATTTGGTACGCCCGTGGTGGTATTGAAAATCTCTAAACCAGTTGCAGGGCTTGTAATTGCATCCCTTTGTGTAGTTGTCATTCGTGGCTTTAAAAAGCCCTTGGAAGTCGAAACCATGTTTAATAAAGCTGTGGTTTCGTTGGTAGTTGTTCCAAGTAATAAATTACCCCTTATTGCCGCATGGTTTGTCGAATCGTTTCCAATGGTAGTGGTGTAAGAGCCTAGGCCAGTGGCATTGTTACCAATAACAATTTGATTCTTATTTCCGCTTGCTAATGGTTGGGCGGAATATCCAATAATAATGGAATTGAAAACATCTTTTTGGGTAGCCGAATAAGCGGCATCGTGTCCAAATAAAATATTGTTATACCCATGTGTGAAATATCCGCTTCTGTAGCCAAAATACATATTATTTGTTCCGTCAGAACTAGCCCCAGCTTGATAACCTATTGCCGTGGTGCTATCTCCCATTGTATTCGTTCTTGCTCCTGCACCAATAATAGTACTTTTAATGCCCCCTTCTGATCCTGCAAAATTTCCAATAATTACAGCATTGCTGCTTGGTGATGCGATTGTCGCTACTCCATGCCCAATAAAAACATTTGAACCATGAGCGGTTGAGCCGCCTCCTGCGCCTAGTCCCATTGCAATATTGTAACTGCCTGTTGTATTAGCCGCTAAAGAGCCAATTCCAATTCCAATATTGTAACTGCCTGTTGTATTGTTGTTTAAATTGGTTGTACCCATTTTTATATTGTAAAGCGGAGGCGTGCCGCCACCCACTCCAACAATAACGCTGTTTATTTTTACATCTTGTGCCGTTTCTAAAATATGCGTGGGCGTTGTTGTTCCAAGCCCTAACCTTTTATTAGTATTATCCCAAAAGAACCCATTATCTCCTGAAACGGTGCTTGTGCCTGTCCAAAATGTCGCTTGACCATTTGCCCCACTTCCCGTAATGCCGCCCGTTGCATAATTAGGAATATTTAAGGTAGTTCCTATCAACGTCGCCGCTCCGCTTGTTCCTGTGGTGGTTAAAGTGATTGCCCCTTGTTTGGCGTTAAATGTTGTCCAATCAGTCGAACTTAGATAACCATTGGTAGAGCCTGTGGCCTGACTTATACTAAATGCTCCCGTAGTGTTATTGTAAGATAACGGAGAAGTAGCGGATAAAGAAGTCAATGAAATACCCCCAAGCCCCGCAAGTGTGTACGTTGGCACGTTTAGCGTTTCGGTTGTTGGATTGTATGTACTTGCTCCACTTGACCCCGTAGTAGTCAATTTTAATGTGTCCTGTTTATTGTTGAATGTCCGCCAATTAGCTGCACTTAAATAACCATCTACCGATCCGCTCGATTGGGTAATGGACAAAGTCCTATTGGCCGACAAATCGCCCCCACCTGCCAATGGCGCAGTAGTGCTGATTGTTCTAGTCGTAGGCACGGGAGTATAACCTAAAACCGTAGGAATGGATTTATTTTTCCAAAGTGTAGATGTGCTGTCATAGGCCAATACATTGTTATTAGCTAACGAGGTAAACAAGACATTTTCATCATCGGACAATTTCGAACCTACCTGCGGTCTAACTAAAATCTCTCCATTGGTATTGTCCGCATAAACCACCACAGCGATTGAAACAATATTGTTAGGGGCTACGGGCGCAGTCGTTTGGAACCCTCCAGCACTTGTTGTACTTGCGTACAAAATATCTCCATTGACATAAGCCGAAGTATTGATTTTTCTAATCTTGCCAAAAGCCAAAACTTGACCATTATCTCCGTTTAAAATATCCTCGGCAGTAACGCCCATAAAATATTTACTTGGGTATGTTCCATTAGCTAAAAATGGTTCAATCAATAGCCTTCCACTAGCCCCCAATGTTCCCGCAAATCGTACCGCTGTGCCTTTTGGAATCGTTACGCCTGTTTGATTTTTTACGGGGAAAAATAAATCTTGGCCTATCCTTTGGGTAGTGCCGTTCATTATTAAGGCCACGGTTTCCTCATTTACATCCCAGTAAGTTGTTCCTTGTGTTGTTGGTGTTCCTGTTGGCGTTATATCATATTTGATAAATCCACTAGACAAACCCCATTCGCCCAAATTTACGTTTTTAGTCGCATTGATATACGGCACGTATGATGTGGTGTCATAGCTTATTGTTGTCCCCGATGCTTTGACAAAGCCTGTACCATTTAATTGGTTTTGCTTGCTGTTAAAGGTATTCCAATCGGTGCTTGATAAGTACCCATTAGTTGAGGTTGTAGCCTGTGAAATACTAATTACCCCTGTTCCACTATTATAGCTTATTGGAGGCGTACCACTTAAATACGTGGCCGTAATGCCGCCTAATCCTGCCAACGTATAAGTAGGAATATTAAGGGTATTGGAAATTAAGGTAGCTGAACCACTATTGCCCGTTGTAGTTAATGAGGTAATGCGATTAGTATATGCCGTAGTCCAATTGGTTTGATTTGCATTTGTTGGCAAAGAATAGCCCGAAGCAAATGACAGCCCTAATGTTCCAGCCGTAGTTATTGGCGTTCCTGAAATAGAAAAGCCCGTAGGTACGGACATAGCCACACTAGTAACCGTACCCGATCCGCCACCACCTGTACCAAGTCGAATATGATTAGTCTTATATCTGTAATAAATGCCCCCATTAGAAGGATTTACGTAAATCAATGAAGTGTCCGCAGAGCCTTGAAAAGCCGTTGAATCTTTCACGGGAATACTTAGCCCCGTAGCAAATCTTTGTCTACCGTAAATGTTTGTCCAAGTTTGAGAAAAAGCCCCAAAAGATGCGATAAAAAGAACAAGAAAAATGATATATTTCTTCATTAGTTTAAGATTAATTTGCGGTAAATAATAAATAAGGTCATTCCTTCATCCACGGTATTGCCATTGAGCAAAGTAAGAATGCCCGTAACCTTGTTGAATGACCAATCAGCGGCCACCATTGGTTTAATTTCCTTTTCAATTTGTACAATGTCTGCCCCAATCAAATCGTGCCCATTAATATCTAACGGCGTTAATGTCGTAACTCCATCAATCGTACTGGTATAAGAAGTTGAATAAGTAATTGAATATTGGCTCACTTGCGCAGGTGGTGGTACTGGTGGTGTTGGATTTGGATTAATGATTGTGCCACCTTGAACCGTATCGACAAAAAACACGCTACCTCCCGCATCCACAGTGGTAGAATAGTATTTATCATTAGCGGCAAAGGCTGAATTTATTTGCTGGTCTACCACTAATGATTCGTCCCAAATGAACTTTTGGCCTGAAAATACATCATTATTAAGCCCTGCTATCCCGTTGTCCTGCATTAATTTGAACAAATAGGCTAAATCCCCATAAGTTTGAAGGCAAACATCGTAAAGACTTTGCCCTGCTATGGCTGCAAAAGTTTTCATATCGTAGCGTTTGGATTAATAGTCATTTGCCCCGCAGCGTTTACGGTAACTTGTGGATTTGACACCCTATACCCATCGGATGCTAGTTGTATCATTATTTGCCTTTTAAGGCTTTGTTCTTGCCCTACACTATTCAGATAAGCAAAAACGCCTATTCCGTCCTGTGGCTCTTGCTTCCACCATCCTGCAAAAGCATTCATCGTGTCGGCAATATGCTGGGTATCTGATTCGGCTATGGCCAAATCCCCATTCTGTATTAATAAGTCATTGCCCCAAAGGGCTATATCCTGATTTGCCATTATTGAATTATTTTATCGTTTTCAATCTCGCTTTTTGTTGTAGGTGTCAATGTTCCGCTTATTGGCGTGGGGGATGTTCCCGACGTTCCCGCTCCCGTTGTTACTCCAAGGTGCGTATGACTATTAAAAGTCGAAATTATCGCATTTACTTTGTTTTCAAGATTGTTTAGCTTGGTTAAAATGTCATTTACCTTTACTAAGCCCCCTAAATTTCCATCGTTAAATTTCGTTTTCCCATCAGTCAATGAAATTTTAGTATTGGCAATTTCTAGCAATATTTCGGTATTAGTTATTTCCAAGGAAACATTATTATCCCCGACAATTAAAATCGCTTTTTCCAAGGAACTGTATTGCGCTATAAATGGCTGGTTCATTGTCGAATAAGCCACCACCACCGTACTATCTAAAGCAGGAATCAAAAGTAGTCCATCATCTACCGAGGCCATTAATTGAACGTTTTCCAAGGTAATTTCCCCTTGGCTGTTCAATGTCGTAACTATGCAAGTTCGTGCATCTTCATCTACGCTGTCCACAATGGCAGAAAATAGAGAAACTTTATCAGTCAATTGTGTGCCTGATATTCTTTGAATCGCTTCTATAATGGCTCTATCTGTGGACATTAAATTTTATCTCCTTTCTCGTTTATTCTGAATATCAAATAATCTAACTCTATTTCCTGTCTCAATCCATCTACGCCACCCAAGTACTTAACCGAGCGAACCACATACCTCCCATTTCTTTCGGGCAATATTGGGTCAACTAAATTAATGTAATTTCCTATGCCAATAAAAGGCATACCAAAAGTTACAAATTTTCCACGTAATCCCGTGTAATAATACTTTCTTAATTCTGCCGTGGCAAGCTTTATAAGTTCATCGGTGGTATTAGCCCCCATAAAATGCAACGTTCTGCGTTCCCCACCATCGTTTGGAGGTAGTGGCTGATCCCTCGTCCCGATGATGGTTCTTGCAGTATCGCTCCCGTTTTCGAATGTTACAAGAACCTCTAAACGCTTTTTCTTGGTCTTTGGTACTCCGTGCTTAGTAACGTGTCCCGTTTCGACTTCTATTGTGTTTGTCGCCACAGCCGAAAGGGTAATATCATCTTTGCGTTTGTAATCCAAAGTATCGCTAATAATATTATTCTGAAATTTAAACATTGGGAATTTTGTCCGTGTTGAACCATCAGGCAAAATAAGAGCATCTGCTGGCAGGTATTTAAACGCCCCACATCTAAACTCATTTCCTTTAAAATAAGCCTCAAAATGGAATTGCTTTCTAAGCCTTGCTAATACCTCCGCTATTGTTTCATTCTTAGTGATAAAATCTCCTAAACTTGTGCTTGTGGTGGTATTTACCGTAAATGTTTTTAGTACATCGGTAATAGATTTGGGGATTTTGGAATCATTGGCCGCTTTGCTAATCATTTCCGCTAACATCTTTTCAACGGTGTACTTTTTGCCCGAAAAAAATCCGTTATTGCCTCCAGTTGCTTGCACCTTTTTGAATAAATACATATTGTCCTCAATCTGCAAAACAAATGGCTTTTTAGATGTTACTTGCGAAATAAACCCTTCGTAAATAGTAACAAATGGGGCAATTTCGTTGCCTCTTGTTTCATAGTAGGCATAACCCCATTCTACTTTTACTTTATCCCCACGAAGGAAGAAAGGATTGTTATTGTCAAATCCCCCAATGTTTTGATTTAGCCCGCCTAATGAAAACTTTTTGCCGTCTTTGTTTTTGATATAAACGTTTTTTGGTAGTGTTATACTGCCGTCGTCCGTTAATGAATCCCACGTAGTCGTAATATCAAACTGATGGCAAAAGTCGTACACAATAACCCCGTTACGACTAGGCATATCCTTAGTCGGCATTTGGGTAAATGTTATTTTGGTTAGAACTCTTAACATTATGACATTTGTAAAATTACATTCGTATCGCTTAGCGCATTGATAGAAAAATCCTGCTTGCTATAACCGCCTGCCTCTTGTGGCAAAGAATAATCATTAATCACAATATTGAAAATTCCCAGATTATTCAAGAAATCCGAAACAATTGGAATAGCTACGGGCGCATCAAGTACGGCCTTTAATTGCAATACCTTGTCTTTAGGATAAACCCTATTTTCGCCCGCTATAATGCCGTTAATATTTACTTGGTAATCATCTAGTCCAATGTATTCCTTTACTGTTCCATCACGCCCCTGAATTTCGGTCTTAATGATCTTCTTAGCTTGGGTTATCGTGCAAAGAACGGTCTCAAATCGTACATTGGGCGTTCTTAGTGTTTGGTTAGTATTGAAGTCTTTGTAAACTATACCCTCGAATTGCAAGTCAATCACTACGGGAGTGCCTAACATACTTTTGTACAATTCAGGATCAGGCGTTGCCGCTTGTCTGATTTGGTCGCTGTAATTCGGTGCGGTAGGCTGTGCTACTGAACGATTTACCAAGGCTTCGCTTAACCCTCTGGCCGCTTGGGATAAATTAATTGTCCTAATATCCTGCACATTGTACGTGCGCAATAATTGGGTAATAGGCGTTCCCTTAATTACTAAATCGTCTGGGCGTACTGGTTTAATGTCCATAGTCTTAAAATTAAATACCTCCTACTAATTGTGCATCGTTTGTGGCAGCCATAAGTGTTTCGGCTATCATTTCACGAAGTTTACCCGTACCCTCTTTAATGTTGGTAGTATTGATATTTAGCGTTTTGACTAAATCCTCAATTTTAATATTTATCGTTACGGCCTTTTGCCCCTGCGCTCCTTTGGTTTGCGCTGGTGGTGGCGTTACTGTTTCTTTGCCTCCTTTTTTGCCTCCCGTTAAATTAACTGGGGCATTTGTAGTTATGTTTCCTGCTTTAAAATCTGCAAGACCTCTTGTATATCCTTCATTAGCCGCCTTACCTAATCTTTCTCCTGCATTTCTAACGGCTGAAATGGTATCATTTAACCCTGAAACAATCATTTGAGGATTAAATGTCAAAGCTCCTGCAATTGATTTGCCTACACCTCCAAAAACACCAACAATGATTTTACCAAATTCGACTAAGGCAAAGCCAAAGCCCCACAATTTGGCCCGAAAAGCCTCTACATGGTTATAGGCATAAATAAGCCCAGCGACTAATGAACCTATGGCCATAACTACTAAGCCAATGGGATTAGCGGTCATAACAGCATTAAATGCAAGCTGTGCTAATGTCGCTACTTTTATGCCCGTAGCCAAGGCCAAATAAGCCGTGGCAGCTCCCGAAATAACCGCTACAATAGGCAATACTACATCTTTATTTTTTACAAGCCAATTCCAAGAATCCATTAACGATAAAGTAAGGGATTGCAAGCCTGTGGTTATGCTATTTATTGCGGGGCGCAGATCATCAAACATTTTATCGGACAATTTGAAAAGATTATCCCCCAAGTTTGAAACTTGAACCGAAAAACTTTTTTGCATATTTTCCAAACCATTGTAATAAATACCCCCTTCATCGTGTGCCTTTTTCAAAGCCAAAGTAAGCATATCATAAGAAACGCCCATTTCTCTGATTTTTTCAATAGGCTGATTTGTCGCATCGGATAATACTTTGTAAATATTTATACCTGCATAAGCAAATTGTTTGATATCCGCTCCCGTAGCCCGTCCAGAATTTTTAATTTGTTGAAGGTTTACAACCATTCGATTTAATTCGTCATTGCCTCCACCTGTGGCCGCAATAGCGTTAGCCAAATTTAGCACATCTTCTCTTGCTGACTTTGAATCCACGCCAGCGGAAATGATGGCTTTATTGGCTGCCAATAAGCTCTTAAAATCAAAAGGCGTAGCCATTGCATCCTTCATTGTAGTAGCAATAACCTGATTTGCTTCTGCAGAATCCTGCAATAATGTAGTTAACCCTATGGTGGCATTTTCAACGGTAGCCCCTGCATCAAGCATAGACTTACCGAATCCAACCACAGCGGCAGCACTAAACGCTATCCCCAAGGCATTACCCAAGGAATTAGCTGAATTTTGCGCCCTACCCATAGATGTTTCAAAGCGATTAACTGCCTTGTCTGCATCATTAATTTTAGGGGTTAATAAATCCTTTAGGGTTAGTTCGTATGCTACCTGTTGCGCCATTTTTTCTAGTTTTTAAAATTAACCTGATGAACAATTGAAAGATAATATTTTACTTGAAACCAAGCCTTATAAAAATCCTCGTCGTTCATGTTGTCGGGGTCTATATGCAAAACGCATCGAATTAAAGCTGTCATTTTGCTTTCGTCCGATGCGTCGTCATTAATCGTAAAACGGTCTATTATTTTTTTTTATCAGCTACATTAACTGAAACTTGTACTAAATCATAAACCGCCATTGTCGCACCCAAATTAAATTTGTCATGCTCTGTTTTTTCCGAATAAATGCGAGGATCGCTATGCTCTTTCAAAAGCACCACGTCAAGCATTTCATTGGCTGCGGAATACATACCAACTAAACTCTTATCCATAACCGCAATTTTAACCGCTCTGGATGGCTCTTTTACATAGCCTACCACGGGATTATCTTCTTCCTCGGTCATGAATACAATGGGATGCACTTTTACCCCCATAGATTGCGTTAATTCATCGGCTCGCACTTGTGCTGCCTTTTTTACTTCTTCTAATTTTTCAGCCATTTTAATAAAATTATGTAAATTTTTACTGGTGTTCAATCAAGCCAATAACCAAATCAATAGTAACCATTAATTTAGAATCGCCTTGTTTGGCATCCATTGGATCGTTCATAAACTCGCAAGAACGTAAAGTATCTTGGGCAAATTGAACCGAGCTACCACCGAACAAGACTTGAATATCAAACGGTTTGATAGATAAAGGATCTTTGTTTGGGGCGGCAGCAATAATACGTTTCCATTCGTCCAGATAGATGGTAATTTTACCTTCGTTCTCAACGTTACCATAACCGCGACTAACGGCATCAACGCCCACACCGTAGTTATTTTCTTTTTTCTGCTTACGGCCGTACGAAATCTCTGTAATCCCATTCACAATAACGCCAAACAAATTAAGTTTGACATTTGACCATGAATAATTTACGCCGTTAATTAATGGAGTGATTGGCATTTTCTTATGTCGTTTTAAACGGATACGCTGTACCCGATATTTACATGAATATTTCTACCTGTTGCTACTTGTACAAGGTTCACACTGATAACCAAGATACCCGTAGATACAATGTTTTGAACTGGGCTTATGGCTACCGCCTGACCGCTCAATTCTGCATCTCTAATCATTTGGATTAATGGCTCTTGTGCTAATCCTGTAAAGTATGCTATTGCTTCATCGCTGATAGTCCCATCCGCATTCAATACAATAGGGCTATTCAACGCTGGGGCTAAATTGGCATAAATGCCACGTGTAGCCTTTTGGATTGTTCTATTGTCTGCAATAAAGGCGTAATCGCTAGTTAAAGCAATTGATGTACTGTTTTCATTAAAGAATGATCCAGCAACACCCACAAATTTACGCAAGAAAATATATCTCTTGTTTTGTAGGGCAGTCAATAAATTGTCCGTTACCGAAGCATTACTAAACAATACCCCGTTAGCAAATGCCACCACATCGCATTCTGTACCATTACTGATATTAAATTGCGCTACCCAAGCAATCGAATTAGAAACCTTCGCTTTTGCTACCGCCCCTAATGTTGCTCCAAGTGTTGTAATAGATTTACCCGTGGAATAAAATAACGTTGCACCTTTCGCTGCCCCATCTTGACCAATAACAGCAGAACACAGATTTGCAGTCAATGTAGACAAATCGGCTATTGTCGAAATGTCGCTAACTCCTGAAATATCAGCTCCGTAAAGAGCAATAATTTCTTTATGTGCAGCTACCAATGAAGCACAAACCCCATGAATAGCCGTAATGTCCGCAGATGCAAACGCTGCACCATCTTTGAAAACCCCAATTTGTCTAATTTTACCATTGGCAAAATTTTGGATTGTAGCAATTTCCGTAAATGTGTAAGGCGAAGGAACAGCGTAAATACCAACAAATAAATTACCCTGTGGCTGAATACGGAAATACTCGCTAATGTGGTAATTCATGACTGCAAATTTCGAAGCTGTACCGCCTGAAAACTGCGTTAATGTTGTTGCTATTGTTCCTACTATTGTATTGCTTAATGGTGTTCCCGAATTAAGGAAAACGCCCATACCTGCTTTAGCTGTGATAGTTACCGTTGCTGTTGCTGCTACTGCCGTGTAACCGTGTGAAGCTGTTCCTGCATTGATTGCAGCAGCTATGCCCGTGGCCACTAAGTCCACCGTTGAATCTGCTGTTACTTTGGTGTAAGTTCCTAAAGAAACCGATTGCCCAAACATTTCAGCTACTTTAATTTCAATCGTGTCCCCATCCGCTCCTTTATTGGTTACTAAAACCGATCCCGTAGCTTTGGTTTCATCGCTGTAATCCGCTACTATGCCCGCTGCCTCCGCATCTGCCAAGCTGAAAAATTGCTTAATGCGATTCGATGTAGAGAATCCGCTTGGTAAAGTAGATGAATAAAACAGCAAACCGCTGATATAATCCTCCCCTGCAAGCGGGCGGCCTAAGCCACCCTGCCCCAAGTTGAAAGTAATGTTATTTAATGCCATTTTCGTGTGGTGTCTAACCGTTCAAAATTTCCTCTCTAGTATAAGGCTCAAACCCTGGTCGTGGCATAAAATGCCAATCCCCCTGTTCGTTTACGTGAATCGTATCTACATAACGGTAAGCCTCCAATACAGCTTTTACAGCTTCATGATTAGGACATACGCCTTTGCTTGCCGATTCAACCGCCTTTGGTTGTTCATTCCCTTTCTTAGCCATCTTTTTAGGGTTAAAAGGTTATTGAACTACTCGGCTTTTTTCAATCCACTTAGCCCCATCAAATATTAAAGTAATAACGGCTCTTTTATTAGTAGATAATGTAGCAGTTCCAGCCGTTAGCCAATTTGATCCCGTAAACTTTAGCTTAGGCGTTCCCGATGCAGCGGAAGCCACAATGGTAATTTCATCCCCAGCGTAAGACTTGGTAATAACTGGTTGCTTGAACGTTAAGCTATCCACCAACGTAACACGGAAAATGTTACCTGAATAAGCAGGAACAACCGCTACCGAATCTGCTCCCGCTGCATCAGTAATGCTTGTGTACTTATAGGTGAATGCTCGGCCTGTGTTGTCGTTGTTTGGCGTTGTGCCGTACCGTGGGCTTGTGCTTTGAGCGTTTACCCCAAAAGACAAAAAAAAGGCGAAAATAGCAATAATAGATAAAAAGAAATTTTTCATTTTATGATTTTTTTAATGGGGGTTTTTAAGCCCCCAGAATTTCAAAATAATTACGCTGTAATGGTTGTGTAAACCACCACAAAATCAGGGAATCCCGTTTGAACATCCATTTTGAATAATCCTTTAATAAAGAATAATTCTGAATTGTTCTGCAAACGCATCAACTGCAAGCTATTTTCATCACTTGTCGAGTTTACGCCTAACCATAAGTTGGATTCCAAATCAGGGCTTGACAAACAAACAACAATTGTGTTGTCTGGCATACCTGCCAATGGAACAACATCGTAGCCCTTATAACGGTTAATACCTTTTTCGGTAGTATCGTTATTTTTGTAAGGTTGAGTAGTTAAAAACTCCTCATAAATTTGTTGTGTCAAGTATGAAACGTGGAATTTCAACCCTTTGTTACCATACTTAAATAACAACGCCTGTGGGACTAACTTATAAGAACGCAAGATTGCATCCCCAATGTTTTCCTCTCCAACTCCTGCCGTTCCTGCTACTAATGTTTTAGGGCTAGTTACTAACAAAGTGCTTGAATCAGAAATCAATTTGTAGATTAAGCCATCAAAATAATGATAAGCTGAATCTGATGCTGCCTGTCCTTTACTTGCTGGGGCTACATTCGCTCCCTCTGGATCAAACATTAAACGACTTCTCCAAGTTGCTTTTTCAAAGAACTCATTTAAACGCTTCATTGTTTGAAGCATTGTGAATGCCTCGGCAGTCATTGGCAATTGGCGATCTAATAACTTAGGCTCTAACTGAACCGCAAACCAATGTTGCTCATAATCACGTGGATTAAATTCCGTGTAAAGCATGAAATCCAATGGCTCTAATACTCGGCCATCAACTAACTGCGTACCTTGAGAGGTAGGCGTAGCCGCACGCTTTTGGATAAGGTTTGAAACCTCAATACGTGGAATAGTTCTTTTCTTTTTGATTCCGTCCTCAACGTGGATACATCCCTTTTGAACGGTATCCATACCAACTACGGGACGTGTAATGAAATAAGCTGCGTTATCTCCTGCGTAGGTGGTGTCTTGAATTACTAATGCTTCTGGCATTTTATTAAAATTTAGATTTTAAAAAATTATTTTTCTTCGTCAAGTCGGTTGCTAATCTTGGCCATCTCTAGCGCAATAGTAGCGGAGGCATCATGGTTTCCACGTTGATCGCTTTCCAATGGAATACGATTAGCCGTTCTGTTAATAGCAATACCATCTAATAACGATTTTGTACCTTCGTAACTTGCTTTTGCTTGGGCTTTCCAACCTTCTACAATAGTAGCTTCATTCTTGATTTTGCCAGCTTTAACTGCATCATAAATCAATAAATCAGCGTTTTTTACTGCTGCTTCTTCCTCTAATTTGGCTTTCGCTTCATTAAGTGTGTCAAGCTCATTTTTGCAGTCCTCAAATTCTTTTTTAGCTGCATTAAATTTAGCTTCCATATCATTCAAAGCATTTTTCATTTCTTCCAATTCCTCGGCAGATTTTTTAGCTTTGTTTTCAACTTCCTCAATGGCTAATAAAACGCTATCTTCCTTAGCATCTTCATTTAAGCCTAGTTTGTTCAAAACTTTTAACATTTTTGTATTTGTTTGATTTGAAATTAATTTATTTAAAACTTTGTTGGCATGGTTGTAGAAATTGCCACTTTCCGCTTGGGTTTTTGGCATATACTTGGTGTTCAATTGCCCCGTCGCTTCTACCGCATCACATAAGCCCATTACCCTAGCATCATTGGCGTTTATGAATGATGTATTGTCCATCATTGACTGAACCGCCATAGCATCCATTTGGCAACGGTTACGAATAATTTGATTTAAACTATCCTTCATGCTCTCTAACATCGGGCTATTGGTCTTATCCCCAGCATACGGGTTATGATACATTAAAATACCATAATCGGCCATTATGCGCTTGCGCCCTGTTTGGAAGATAACCCCTGCAATAGATGCAGCCATTCCCATACAATACGTATCTACTGGCGTTTTGCTTTTTAGAATAGCGTTACAAATGTTGTAACCATCCATCACTAAGCCACCAACAGAATTAATCCATACTTGGATTCTTTTTTTACCTAATGTGTCCAACAACATCAATTCCTGTTGAAAAATAGCCCCGTCAATTCCTTGGCCTTCTTCATCATCTGCCCCTATATGCTTGTTTATTAGCATTATTGGCTCGTCGCTGTCAATATTTTGGATATAATTGTACATCATTTCGAACTAAAAATACTTTGCCCGATTGAATACATTTGTAAAGTGTCCCACTATTTAGCGAAATAGCTAAAAAGAAAATGGAGGCCATCAGCCCCCACTTTACTACGTGTTTCTAAACCTTTAAACTATTTACTATGAAAACTCAATACGAATTTTTACTATTATTGACAATTCGCTCCTTTTCCTGATCTGGCATATTATCAAAGTAGCTTTTAATTGCCGTGCTTACAACTTTACTACGGCTTACCCCTTCGCTCTTACTTAGCGAATCGACTAAGTTAAAATACTTAGGATTGGGAAATGCTTTAATTGCCCTTTCATGCGAACTACTATTTTTTTTCTCGTTGCACATAGAATAATCAATTAATGATTAAAAAATCTTTGAAATTGGTCGGGAGTTGGGCGTGCCTATTGATCCAATAGATACGCCTACTATGGTAATAATCGCATTTATTTGTGTGCCTGTTTCTGCTGGGTTTCCTTCTACTTTTTGGGTATAAGTAACTGACCCCGTGCCGTCCAAGGTTACAAAAACGATTCGATTTAAAACGCATACTTGCGCATCCACAATTAGCGCACCTACTGAATTATCAGTAAAGGAGGTAGTAATTTGAAGCTGGACGCTTGCGCCTGCTGCGCCTTTTATCGTTGCATCCTCTTGGTAAAATCCTGCCCCACTTGATACATTTGTAAACGAATCAAAATAACAAGGTGTACCGCCACCAACTCCTGCATCTAATATGGCTGCATAATTTTTTAGCATCTTAGTACTGCTTTAATGTGTAAGAAACTTCATGGTTGCCCGATTCATTCAAACCTAAATAAATGCAATATAGCAAATTGTTTGCCGGGCTAACTGCTGCCAAATTCCCCGAATCTTTTACTAATGTGCAACCCACGGGGGCTGAAATTGTCAATGTCTCACTACCTGCAAATGACCACTTTAAACGAACAACATTACCCGCTACGGCATTTGTAAAGTCAAAAGTAATTGTTTTGTTCCCCGAAGCTGCTGCAAAAAATACCGCTTTATCCTGCTTAAAATCTACTGTGTAAGTACTTGGGAATGTCGCTTGTTGGTCATTAACCAAAGCCAAAGGCATAAGTAAGTTGGCAAAGTCTATAATCCCTGAACCGCTTACCCCTGATGATGGTACAAACTTTCTAATTTCGTGAACGTTTCTAGCCACGCCATCCGTAAAAGTAACGGGATCGGCATTGGTCATATATTGCGTTGTTACAATATTGAAAACCGCCACTTGCCCGCTTGTTGCTGTGAAGGTAATAGCATCCACTAAATAAACCTCCCCATTGTAATAGATTGCACCTGCGCTGATAATGTAGTTTAGCCCCGTTCCTGTATTCTTGCACCCATACAAAATATAGGCGTTTGATGAATCAGGCAACCGCCCTATAATGCTATTGGCTAAGGCCGTGATAGCCTCTTGATATGCTAATTGCAAATGTACCAAAGTACCTGCTTTAATTGGTAGGGCTACGGTGTTGGTTATATCCGATGTTTTTAATTTTCTCATTTTATTAGTAGGTAAAGATGGTATAGGTTAAACCTGATGGAATGTATTTATCTGCAAAAGCCCTAAATATAGCCTCATTGTTTATCATGCTTGGATCGAGGGCATCGTAAATGGCTACTGGGACATTTATATCAAAATTATATTGCAAAGCAATTGTATAGGCATTTATCACAAATTCGCTTGAACTGTTATTAGCCACAGAACTACTATCAGGCTCTTTATTGGCTGAACGAAATACGGGAATACCTATTGAATTGTTAGTTACGTAAATATCGCTCACGCTGGGAGGCTGCCTAAACGTAGTGCCAAACCATTTATTTAAGGCATATTCCAAAACTAGCTTTTGCCCGTTGTAGGTAATACGTTCAAATATCCCAATAAAATTTTGCTGAACAACCTTCCAATTTGCTACCGTTGTCGGGTTTGAAGTATTTGAGCCTACCAAGGATTCGTAAACAATTTTATTATAAATCACTTGGTCGTACTTATTGTAAGTAGCTAAGGCACTCCAATAATTCGCCTCGCTTCCTGTGCGGTAATCTCTGAACCAAAGATTATTTAAGTACTGCAAAGGATAGGTAATGATTTTAAGCCATGCAATTGACCTGCTGTACCGCTTATCAGGCGGCAACATATTGGTTGAAAACTTAACAAAATCAATGTCGTATAAGCCCATTATATTAATTTTCTATTGCTAATTCAACCGAAAAGTTAAATCTAATTGATGTTTCTTTATTATTCTATCCATTTCTTTATTTCTTCGCAAATATCGTAGACCTTCATCCCAATCTTTTTGGCTAAAACTAACAATAGTCTTACCGTACAATTTTAAAGAAAAAATACGATTTTCGTTTTTCTCTTTCTCATTTTCAAGTTGTTCTCCCATTTTATTCTGCGATAAAGGTTAATGTATCTGCTAATGTGTTTCCTGCCGTTGTTTCGGGTACAATATATCCCGCAATCGTCGCCCATTGTCGGCCAATAACTTGCTGGCTCTGTACTAAGTATGTCGCACTCGCTAAAGCTGTGCTATCGTCCCTTGTGCGAATGTTTACCGAAACAATATCATTCACGCCCTCCACGTTTCGGATGGTATCTTCTAAATCGCTAATCTTTACATTTCCGTTAAATGGAATGCCCGCTAAAAAGTTGGTAATGGCCAATTGTACATTTTGCGAAATTACCGAGCTATATTGCCCTTGGTAATAGATGTTTGCTTGAATGTAGATTTTGTCCGCTGCCAATGATGTACACACGTAGTTTACGCCAGCGATTCCGATTAAATCCATGTAAGATTGCAAGGCCACTAATTGCGGGCTTGTTAATGCGGCTGGTGTTGTTCCTGTGGCCACTTTTACAACTACCGAATTACTTAGATTAGTTGTTACACTACAACGTGAAATTATGCGTAATGTTTCGTCTACAATTGGATAAGCTGGGGCAAAGTTAATCAATTGAATAACTTGTGGATTTGTCGCTGAATATTGAAACTTAAAAACTTGGTCTTGTAACCATGCCGCAGTTGCAGGAATAGCCTTGGATGCTGTCGTTTCTACCGATAAGGTAAATATATCAATCAATTGCTCCAATACATTTATGCCCACGGCCACAACAAAAGTAAACAGCCTGTAAATTGCTCTTTTACTCGTTGAGGTTAATAATGTTCCAAGCGTTGCATCTGCCGCAATCGCATCTAACATTTGAGTTTGAATTTCTGCTACCGATCTGGCCATTATTGTTTAATCTTAAAATTTAAATGCTGTGGTGTAGTAATAGGCATTTTATCCATTGTTACATCTAATTGTAATCCTGTTGGTGGCTCTGAATCAAGGTATTTACCTGCCGCAGGGTCATACGGGCTACTTGTGCTATCGGTAAAGTTAGTAACAAATCCAATGATATAATGATATAAATTATCATGATCGTAATCCTGCTGTTCGCTTACCTTAACCATAAGCCCGCACGCTGTCGGTTTATATTGGCTCAATAATCGTACTATCGAATCCCTTAAATCAAATACCTGTAAATCCTGCTCAAATGTCCCATCTTGATTGTAGAACTCATGAACCAAATGAATATTAATACCCAAATCCGCAGATCCAAAATTACCTCCTAGCTCTTGAAAGGATACGGGCGTAATAAATTCAACAAAAGCAGCAGGTTTAGGGAAATCATAAATTTTACCATCCCTTTCGCTCCCTAACTGATTATTCCAAATTCTTGCATACAATTTAACGGTATTGCCGTCGCCATTGGTTACATCAAGCGTAGCCAATTTGTTAAGTATATCCAATAAAGGGGCTTTTATTCCGCTCATTTAAACGCTTTATTAAACTCTCTTTGAATCAAATCTAATTGTTTTTTTCTTAATATGGGTGTATCTCCCATAAATTTGCGCATAGGTATTCTGTTCGTTCCAAAGTTATGCACGCCAGCATAAACTAAAGATGTTGGTACGTCAAGCCTGATTTTTTCAAATGTCGCTTGTCGAATGCTTGTGCTTACTGCCCTACGTAATGCACCTGTACGAACTAAGATAGGCGTTACCCTACGGCTCAAACCTTTTGATTTAGGGTATTTGTATTCATTTGTTCCTTGAATCCTACGCTTTACTTGTTCCCATTTGCCTGTATCTGGCCACGATTGCTCTTTAAATCGTTGTACAAAAAAAGTTTGCGCCTGATTAGCCAATAAAATTGGAACGGTTCTTTTTAGAGAATCAAACCGCTTTATCGTTTCATCAATTTTAAACTTATTTGCCATTGTTTAATCGTTTGCTGTCATATCGTAAAACTCGCAAATCATCGTATCAAATTGCTTTGAATCACCCCGTTTAATGGCCACGTTCTCAAATGTCATTTCTTCTAATGGCTCGTTTTTTCTGCCTTTTTGCTTCATTAAAAACTCAATCCCTTTACGGAATAGTTCGTAAGATGCGGGCTTCAAAACAATAGCCTTTAATGGGCTTCCTTTCAATCTGTGGAAACCTACGCATTGAGCTACTAAATCAATCGCATTATTGTACGTTCTTTCGTACTTGCTGTAATCCCGTGGGGCTATTTTACCAACTTGTGATTTTACTATTTCCATGCTTATTTTAAAGTTAAAAGGTATGCCGTGTGATTGGCTAATGAAGTTAGTTCATCTAAGATATTTTGCAAATCAGAATCAGGTGCAATACTGCGTAAATCGCTTGACTGCATCCAATTGGCCACGTTTCTGATGTAACTGATTGATAAATCCTCTCGGTATGGAATAGCCGTGCAAGATAAACCGCCGGTTGGCCGCTCATATTTGCCGGAAAATGTTTCCACAAATGAATCAACCAAATCAAGCCATCCGGAATAAAATCCGCCTAATGCCTTGTGCTCTGCATATTTTTTGGTTTGTAAATGCCATAAATGAACTTGGTTCCTTATGCCAAAAGCCTCATTTAAAAATTGATCTATTCCCATTTTTTTATTTTTTAGAATCTTTTTTCGGTATTGGTAGGCCAAAATTATCTTTGGCATATTGTTTGTCTTTGGGTTGAACCTCAAAATACGGGTGGTCTTTTTTGAAAATGTAACCATCCTTTCCGGCATTCATTTTGAACAAATCTTGCATTTGGCTCTCTGTTTCTGCTACCTTGGTTAGCTTTAACAGCTTGCTCGTTTGTTCTTTTTTGCCATCTTCTGCGTTTAATTGCAACAATAAACAGCGGCAATTGAAATGGTTTAGCGGTGCAATTTTTTTCCAAATTGGGTCGTTTACCGGTGCCACAATACCATCTAAAGGCCGGCAAATTTCGGAGGTTCTTGAATCAATTACCGCACTATATTTCAAATATGGTAAAATGTCCTTTTGTTCCTCTATTTGTTGCCATTTTATTGCTTCCTGCGCTTGGCCAATGGCCGTGTTGTATTCGGTTTTAAGCCAATCAATATTGTATTGCTCATAAACGGCCAACGCCTCTTTTTTAAATGCCGTGAATGGCTTTATAGTGCCTTCCTCGGTAATTAATCGGCTTGCCAAGGTCATTTCTTTTACCTGCTGAAATACTTTAGCCCCGGAAAACATATAAATATTGGTTCTTAGCTGGGTTAATAGCTCCAAATCCCCTAACCTGCCGGTGCCTTTTGCCACCTGTTCGGTTAAATTGGTCATTGTTTCGCCAAACCCCTGATAAACGCCAATTTTCAAATAATCAGCAATTGCAAAATACAAATCACGTGGCAAATTATATTGAGTTATTTGCCCATTATAAACGCCTTGTATGAGTTCCTCAATTTGTTTCTTGGTAAATTCCACCTATTTGATGTTATACAATTCGTTTAACTTATTCTTAACTGTGGCCGTGGCTCTTAAATCCTCCGGGTCGTTTTCCTCTTTGTCCTCCTTCTCAATCATGGTGGCCTTAATGCCTGTCATTTCCTCAAAATAACCGGCATCCATTTGCAAGCCGGCATCCTTCATTATTTTGGCAATTTCTGCCGTGGATTTGTTTTGGCGGTCTAGCTTTTCACGGGCTTCGTCCTTTTCTTTATTGTTTAAGAATTTGAATGAATAGCCATCCGGGATGTTTAATATTCCTAGGCTAACCAAACGTGGAAATAATTCCTCATTGATAACCGCCTCAATAAACTGCCCATCCTTTTGCTGCTTATCGGCCAAAGATTTTGCAATCGGGTTATTTTCCCCACTTTCAGCCCCCAGCTTTCCGGGCGTGCTATCCATGGCGTCCGAATGCCCAAGAACTATTTTGCTAATTTTCTTCTCGCACCTTTGCTCTAAATTATCATAGGCTTGGTATGCGGTGCCAACTGATGGGGCTTGTAAAAATTCTATTTCATCGGTTGGATCAATTAACGCCCAACCTGCGGAACCCATATCACGCAATGTGGCCTCTAATTCTGCCCTCTCGTATTCATCTGTCTTGGTTGTTTTGCCAACCCTGTAAGGCATGGCAAAAAGCTCCACAAAATCCCCGTTAAACCCTAATGTATTGCGTAGAAATATTTCATACAGCGCAACTTGATAAAGCAGTCCGTATCCGCAGGGAGTAACGCCATTATCAGATTTTGTCTTGATATAAATATGCCAATCTTTGTATGGATCATCCTCGAAGTTAGCTCCTGATGTGGCATAAATAAACGAGCCTACTTGCTCTCTGTCGGGAGAAATAAACCAACGAGGAATAATATTAACATCCTTTAATTTACCTCCTTCAATATCCCCTAAACTTATAAGGCTGTACCCAAAAAATAATGAATCCAAAGAGTAATTTATGAAGTCCGAAAACCATTTTCTTTTCTTGAAAAATTTTACCAAATCTTCATTTTCATTTCCATCATCATCGCAAATTGAATATTCACGAAGTAAAGTTAAATCTTTTCTACGCTCTAAAGTCGCAAATACATGACCGTTTAAAATGGTATCAATATAAACCCTTTGCATTTTTACCCTGAATGGGTAATATGCCCTTTCGGCTTCCGCTATTGCATCACGCCATGTACTTACATCAACTCTTAGTCTTTGTAGCTGTACTGGTGTAATGTAGTTACCTAGGTTTTGGTCTACTTTGGTTTTGTCTTTTCCCAAATTGGTAGAGCTTCCCAAAGTTGAGGTATTGAATCCCCAGTTTTTAACCTTTAAAATATCCGTAAATTTCATAATCTAGTAGGAATTTATCAATCGTACATTGCCGCCAAAACGAATACGCCCGCCCTTTGTTGGCTGCAACATTGGCAAATTAGGTGTAATTTCTCCACGATTGGCCATCTTTAACCAATTTCGAGCATCATCATAACGCTTAACCCTAAGTTCTGGAATGTTTCTTGGGCTTATACGGCTATGAACATGATACAATGTAATATCAATAACCGTAGTCAATAATTGTTGGCTTCTATTGTCCCCTGCTTTCCAATAAGTTGTATTTAAAATATCGGCATTGGCCGGAACATCGTAATTCTGAATAAACTGCCAATAAGCAGAACCGCTATTTACATTTTCAGGATCAACGTTTAAAAGTGGGGCATTTTCAATTTCCCTGACCTGCAATAATTGATCCTGCGAAAGTGGTTTAGTCTGAATCTTGCAAGAATAGATTTTTTTATTCCAATAAACCTGATCACTAACTCTGTATTGGGCATCATAGCTAAATAAAGGTTTTGGATAAACAGCATTAAATATATCATATTGCGCCCCAAGTAATGCCCATTTTGAAGCATTGAATGCCTCCCCTACCGTTATGGCTGTCGTGCAACGATAAATATTACCAGCTTGTAAAACTAGTGCGCCAATAGAATAAATACCTGTGGCAGAATAAGCGGAGGCGTTTAAATATACTCTGTCTGTTGGATTGTAAATTACCGATTTGCCCCAAACTGTTAAATCCTTAAATTCCTGTGAAGTGTCGTAGCGTTGAACTAAATAGCTTCGCGCCTCCTCTATGGCTGTAAGTTCCGATGCACTCAAGATGCTTAAATCATTTCCAATTACTTGATTTAGATTTTCGCTTTGAATTTGTTTGTTGAGGTCTTTAGCTATTAGATAAGGCATGAGAGCTATTTTTTTTCGAATAATTAAAACAATATTAATCTTTTCTAATTAAAATTACCAAAAAATTTGCAATAAAATACAAAATTTATTAATAGGCGTTTTTTGATGAAGTATTTTTACCCATAGAAATTGGCTTACTTATCCCTCCTTTTTGATATTCTACAAACTCATTTGCAAAAGCGTAACATATCATATAATCGTTTGCATCTGATGTATGACCATATTTTTCAAAGCTAACTCCTGTATCTGGGTGCTTTTCTTTTATTTTGGCTTTTGTCCCATCTGCTGCCTCTTTTAGATACATATAATCTGAAATAGATTTATTGCAATTATTGCCAATGATAAACTCTAACCCTCCTTGATTGTGAGCAAAAACAGCATTTATAAAATTACCTCTCATTACCACAGGCGGGGCAGATTTAGTAGTCCTTAATGTCGGCCTATATATGCTCAAAGCTCTAGAAATTATTACAAAATCATTATGCCCCTTTTCGCTTCTAGTGTCTTCTTGCATTCCATTGGGATCGCCGTAAATAAACAATCCAGCGTTATGGCCTTGGTAAATTCTAATAAACTCCCGACATACGTTTTCTGTCCTATTGTTCGGAGTTTCTAAGCATATTTCATTTATTTGCTTAGCTTTTTTGCCTTCTATTTGCCAAATAGTGCAAGTCATGTAAGGGTTTACGTTGAAGTCAAATGAAATGTGCAACGGCAACGCTGGGTTATAAAACACATCGCCTGTGTTTTTTGCCCTGTCAAATAATTTGTAAAAATTACCGCCGGTTTGCTTTCTTGTCCAAAGCCCCTTTGCATAAACTGAATATAAATAAGCGTTTGTATCCCGATAACCTTCAATTTGTGCTTTTACCGCATCCGGCAACCAACGGTTATCCTGATAAACGGAATGATGAACGGTAACTCCGTATTCAACTTTGCGCCCTTCCACTTCCACGGTTGTAATTGAACGGTAAGACAATTCATCACGCCCAGAAAAAAACCGCTTCCAAAACCAATTGTCTGTATAATCGCCCTCAATTTCTGGGTTTATTGAAAAAAATTCTTGCAACCGGTCTGCTTTCCCGTAATTGTTGCAAAATCTTGTTCATCCGGCACATCTTCCTCATACCATACCGCTGTTGGATCCTTTATAGATTTTAAGCTGGCCGCATCATCGCCGCCCCTTGCAATAAACCGGTTCCCATTAATGCAAACAATCGCCAAAGGGGAAACCTTGAACGTGAATAAATCTTGCAAACCCAATGTTAAAATGGTTTGCTTTATGTTTTCATAACTTGATTCTTGTATTGTGTTGTATTTCTTACGGTACAAAATACATTTAAAATATTTGTGGGTTAGGCAATTAAAAACCAATTGCTTTGCTATATAATCGGATTTTGATGAACCACGGGAACCGTACAAAATAACATACCTATCAAAGCATTTTGTAAGTGGTACAAATTTGTCGTTAATAATATACCGCCATTTCTCCGGCCATACTACTTTAATCATCTTCGCCTAAATCATCTGTTGGGGCTTGTACAATTATTGTTCGTTCAACAATATCCAACGGCTGCTTGGCTTTGCCATACGCACGGTCTAGCATAATCTCCGCCGCCCTAACATCGCCAGCGGTTGCCTTTTGCCTTAGCTTCATTAAAATAGCTTTTGCAGCACTTATTCCATCTTTTTCTTCCCCCAAAACATCCGCCAATAATTGGTCTAATGCAGGAAGTTTTTTTGGCCTTCCGTTTGGATTTCCTGTTTGACCTTTCTTAAAAGGCTTTAGTCCTTTGATATTTCTTTTTACTGACGCCATAATACTCTGTATTTACACTGTATTTTAAATACTTATGATTTCCCATTTGATAAACTTTTTTTGTTAAAAAATCGCCTTATTACATACCCCCTTAATATTGATGCAACAAAAAATACTGCAGTAATAATAACGTTTTGGCCAAATGATACAGGTATGTTCAATATTGGGTAAATAACAAGTTGAATGCAAAACGAAATAACTAATCCAACAAAAGTTTGAACTAGACTTTCGATTAATGATAACTTCTTATTTTGGCTCATATTTCTGTCCGTTCTTAATAATTTTTATTGTTGGTTCTAGCTTTATCATTCTGTCAACAATTACTTGGCAATATTTCGGATCAAACTCCACCAAATAGCCTTTGCGATTCATTTGATGTGAAGCTACCATTGTTGTTCCTGAACCACCAAAAGCATCTAAAATAATATCCCCACTTTTTGAGCTATTTTTTATTTGATAAGAAAATAATTCAACAGGTTTCATTGTCGGGTGCTCTGCATTTCTGAAAGGCTTATCAAATTCAAGTATTGTAGTTTGTTTTCTGTCAGAATACCATTTGTGGGAATCTCCTGCCAACCATCCGTAAAGACAAGGTTCATGTTTCCATTGATAATCTTGCCTTCCCATAACCATTGTGTTTTTCAACCATATTAACTGCTGTTTTAGCAACCAACCAGCATCTACCATTGCTTTGGCAAAATTTATAATCTCTGATGAAGCATGCCATACATAAATTGCTCCTCCTTTTTTTGTTGCAGTAGAAATGGCAGTATAAAAGTCGTATAAGAACTGATAAAAATCGTCATTGCCCATGCTGTCATTTTCAATTGTAAGTGCATCCTTTGTTTTGCCTTCGTATGCTACATTATATGGAGGATCAGTTAAAACCATGTCAGCCATTTGCCCCCCCATCAATCGCTCAAATGTATCTGTTTGAGTGCTATCGCCACAAAGCAATCTATGATCTCCAATTTCAAATAAATCGCCCAACACAATATCCGTTTCGACGCCTCCTTCGGGCACATCATAATCGTCCTCTTCGGCCTCTAACTCTTTGACAGCAAAGTCAGGAATATCCAGCCCCCAATCCATAAGTTGATCAACATCATAGTTATTGGCTAAATCATCCCAATCCCACTCCCCAAAACCAACATTATCTTTAATCAAAAATTCGTTTTTCTGTTCCTCTGTCCAATCGTCCGCCAGCATTATTGGAAGTTGCTTTATTCCCAGTTCTTGTGCTGCTTTTAGCCTCATGTTGCCCCCAAGAACAACATATTTCCCGTCTGTATCTGTAAAACATACCAAAGGCCGTTTTTCCAGCATTTGGGGAAATTCAGTCAATGATTTTACAAGTTTTTTAAATTTCTCGTCTTTTATTAACCTTGGATTTTTAATGTTAGATTTTATAAGCCCGATTTTTACGTGCTTGATTGCATTTTCTTGTTTTTCATCCATTTTGCTTTACTATTTTATCTTCAAATAAGTTTCTAAATACTCCATCAATTCATCAAGCGAATATACCAATTTATAACAATAACCGCTTTTAATTGCCAATGATTCAAATATTTTTTGGTTTTGTTGTTGATTATTTGGTCTTACCTTAACTTCAATAAACAATCCCGCATACTTTGAATTAGGAATCATTAAAAATAAATCAGCAACGCCAGCCTTTACGCCTTCTTTTTTTAGCTTCATTGCGACCCTAACTTCTCTTTTTTGTCCGTTAGGAATGGCAAAGTAAGGTATCTTTTTTATTTCCAGATACTGGCATAAAACCACCTGCAAATCATGTTCTTGTTGCCTCATGGTTTCAAATACTGCCTTAAAAGTTGAATAATAAGTAATTTGGCATAAAGACGCTGGTTGTACTTTTCAAGTTTATTAATTATAGGTTTGTTCATAGTATTGTTCTGATGATAATTGATTTGTATCCATGCCAAATTCATATTCCATTATTCCTGCTTTTACTCCTGCTTCATAGGCATCTATTATGTTTTGCTTATGCAGTTTCTTAGTTTTAACTAATATTGGTCTAAAATCGCTTAGCCAATTAGGTAAATTTAATTCCTCCAATTCATCAAGAATGAATTTAAATGCTGATTGCTTTTTGTTAGTTTCCATTTCTATTCCCTGATTAAATTGATTCCCTTCTGAAATACATTCTCTTTCTGATACGGCTTGAATGCTTTGCCGTGATGCTTAATATTGCTCTGAGTGCGCTTGTAAGCCTTCGATTTTAAGCCGTAGTTTGGTCGGTGGCATGATACCATGCCGAATACAATTAAAAATCCTAGAATAAATAGAATTGAAATTTTCATAGTTCATTTAGTTGAATGTAAAACTGTCCTGCAAATATTCTAGTTTTATGCCCATCTATATAAAGTATGACCTCTGATTTGCTTATCATAGTAGCTGAATCGCAATAAGTCTTATTAGAAGTCCAAAAATTATCGTGAGAGGCAAAAACAACATATTTTCTTTTGTTTATTTCTAGTTTTTTTTCTTGAAAACATGATTGTATGCCTAGCATAATTATCACGCAATAGATTAAGTATTTCATAGTTTATTTTTTGAATGCTCTTAAAATTGCAATTATTAAACCCAATATTGATATAATTAATGCAAAAGCATTTAATGTTTCTAGTGTCATAATTTTACCGCAAATGCGATGGTTAAAGCGATTAATATTCCTCCTACTACTATCTTCACAAAATGATTATCGAAAAAGGTTAATGATTCGTTGATACCCTCCATTGCACAAGTCCAGAATAAACCATTTTCAATACCTTCAATAATGGTTGAGTAGCCAAAGCCTTTCACAAATGAAGTACTAAAAATCTTCCCTTTGTAGCAAATAAATTTACCGAATTGCATCTCCATGGCGAAGTGCTCTAATGTCTTGACTTCTTGGTCTAAAATAAAGTTTCCGTATTTCTTAAATCCGAAAACTACTTGCCCTTTTTTCATGATTAGCTAAACATTCGATTTATCTTTCTTGCCAAACGTTGCATGAAATTTGTCTTTCGGTTCTTGGCACGATTAACAGCTTGCCGAACATAGTCAGGGCGGTACTTCGCTGTGCGGAATGATTTAGGAATGTACTTTGATCCGTTGCGTCCGTCAAGGATGGCTTGCGCTCTAAAGATGTCTAAAATTTCTGGTGTCATTTGTTTTTGGGGTTCATCAGTACTCATATTGATATTATTTAAAAGTGAAAATAAGTGAAATTAATCCGATAATAAGCATTACTACTAATATGCAAGCCATAACAATTATTGGCTTTTCATCGTTGGGCAATCTATCGTAGTCCTTCTGGTGGTGAAATTTGGTAGGTTTCATGTTATCTAAATTCAGGATTGTTTTTAATAAACTCGCAATTGTGGCTATTCTTAAAAGTCAAGTGTATGCAATCAGTTGTTGCATCGGTAAAGGTGCTGTCGTAGTCATCGTGGAAATCGTTTGGAACTTCTGCAATCGGGGCGTAGTCATAAACCCTTACATCGGGTTCGTTTTTCGGAGTCAAGGCATAAAGCAAGCCTAATGCTAAGATGCCTAAAATGATGGGTTTTTTCATAGCTATTTAGATTTTAAAACTTTCTGATAGGCAATATAAGCACGAATACAAGCTTCTATTTGTTTAAATTCTTCTGTACCTCTTTTAGTATCATATTCTTCATCACTTTTTAGCCATTTTATCCATTCCGTTGCTATTTTTTCTTCGCATCCAACTTTTATCTTATTGCCACTTATTGATAAACTCCATTTACAATACATTGGTATATATGCTAATTCTTTATTGTTCGCGCTACTAAGGTTCGCGCCACTAAGGTTCGCGCTACGAAGGTCCGCACCAATAAGGTTCGCGCTACTAAGGTCCGCACCATAAAGGTTCGCGCTACGAA